ATGAATATTCCAAAAACCAAGACGGCCTGGAAAAGGCTTCAGCCAAGCAATATCAAACAAGCTTTTCGTTTCTGTAAAGAGTACGCCCGGCATCATAAAAGGCTAACGGTCCCAGCCATTGCTGAGCTAATGGGTAAGTCAGATGACCTCTTATACAAGTGGCTATCGAATGGTGAAATGCCCACCACCTTAATTCCAGCTTATGAGCATATTTGTGGCATCGACTATGTCACGCAATATCTTGCTTATCGTGGCCATAAGCTGCTGATTGATATTCCAGCTGGTGGCAAAGTCTCTGAATTAGACAGTAATGAGCTGCAAATCGTATTAAACGATGCGGTAAATCGACTATTGCATTTTTACCAGCAAGAAAGTGGTTTTGAAGAAACCTTTGCAGCGCTTACAAAGGCCATGTGTGGACTGGCATATCACCGTAAAAATATTCAGACACAGCAGGAATTGGCGCTTTTTGATGGTGACGAAGATGAGTAGAAAATCTACCTATTCGCTAGAGCGCGAGTTGTCTGAATTAAAAGAAAAGACACAAGAGCTGGAGAAAGAGCTGTATGAGCTTAAGGAATATGAGTACAGGCTTCGTTTAGAAAATATAAAAAACCAGACCGAAAAGTCTGTAATCAAGAGTATGGAAACATATTTACCTAAGAGCCAATTGGCATTAATTAAAAATATTTTTTCTGCTTTGGGGGAGGTTCCCAATGCAAATGCATAATTCGGTTTCGGTCAAAGATATTTCGGAAGTTTTAGGCGTTAAAGGTCATACCGTTACACGTCGTGCCAATAAAGAAAATTGGCCATACCAAGAATCAACGGTTCGAGGTGGTAAGAAGCGTCTTTATATACTTGATTCACTCCCCTCAGAAATCCGCAATGCCATAGCCATGCATCGCGTTGCCGAGGAGCTCAACCAACAAACGGCGCTTGAACAAGCCCGTTTGCAGGTGCAGCAGCTGGAAAAAAGCATTGCGTCACACGCCGGAAAGCAACGCCAGGAACAAACAGAAATAGACAACGCCCTGTTTAAACATAAGCGCGAGTGCGATGCCAAGTTCAATAAAATCGCCAGGCAAGATCCGAAATACCTTCGTGCTAAAGCCCGTCAATGGGCGGTGATTGGCTATCTGCAATTATTCAATACCAGCGAGTTAAGTAAACAAAAAGCGCGAGCCGCGTTTGCTAATAAGGTGAATCAGCGTGAAGTGGCTGTACCGCCCAATTGTATTGAATGGCTGCCGAAACTACATGGCCGGCATGATCTGTCAGCCGGCACCTTAAAGAACTGGGAATATGCCTATCAGCAGAACGGTTTATGGGGTTTAACGGACAATTATGGCACCCGTAAAGGCCAGAGCAAGATTGAAACCAATGATGATTTGAAACATATTGTTCTGGGCGCGCTGATTAGCTACCCCCACATCACAGCTAAAAAGATAAAGCAGTTTCTCGCCGCTGAACACCCATCACTGAATATCGTCAGCGAAAAAACGATCAGTCGTTTTGTGACTAACTGGAAGCATGACAACCAGCAGTCTTGGACATTTATGTCCAATCCGGATAAGTGGAAAAACATCTATATGTCGGCAGCTGGCAGTCATTTTGAACGCATTAACGAACTTAATCAGCTGTGGGAAATGGACTCAACGCCCGGCGATTGGCTGCTGGAAGATGGCCGTCACAGTGTCATTGGTGTGGTGGATATGTGGTCACGTCGGCTGAAGTTTTATGTCAGCAAAACCTCTAAAGCCAGTGCTATCTGTCAACTATTCCGTCGAGCAGTACTGGACTGGGGTGTGCCCAAAGGTGTTCGGACAGACAACGGCGCGGACTATGTTTCAGACCAATTCAGTGGCGTGTTACGTGATATGGATATCAATCATGAGTTGTGTATTCCATTCGCCTCTGAAGAGAAAGGCACCATTGAGCGAGCCATGCGCACCATGAGTCACGGCATATTAGATTTACTGCCCGGATTTATTGGACACAGTGTGGCAGAACGCAAAGTCATCGAAGCCCGTAAATCCTTTGCTGATCGCATTATGAAAAGCGACGAAGTGGTTGAGGTTTCCATGACTTCAGAAGCCCTGCAGGAGCTGCTGGATAAATGGACCGAACATGTTTATCTGCACGATGAGCATGGCGGCCTGAAAGGCAAAACACCCTTTGAGATGGTTCACGCCTGGACAGAGCCACTTCGCTTTATTGATGACGAGCGTGCTTTGGATATGTTGCTGGCCGAAGTGGCTGGCACACGTACCGTCAGCAAAAAAGGTATCCGTTTCAATAATTACACCTATTTCAATGATGCACTGTTCAGCTATGTCGGTCGTGATGTGCTACTCAAATATGACGAGCAGGATATGGGCCGTTTATACGCCTATTGTGATGGTGAGTTTATTGGCGAAATGCTCTGTCATGAGCTGATTGGTATCTCGCGTCAGGAAGCGGCCAGTGCTGCCAAAGCCAAACAGAAGAAGTTTGTCACTCAGCAAGCCAAAGAACTGCGTGAGTACCGTAAAGCCATCGTTAAAGATATCCCGCAAGCGGTCATCGAGCACCGTATTTCTCAATCAAAACAAGTGGCGTCATTTCCGAAGCGTGGCGAGGTTTATACCAGCAAAGGTCTGGAAGAATCCGCCAAAGCGGTTGATGTAAATCAGTTAACTGAGCAACCAAAGTCAGCTGCAGAAAAAGCCATCACTAAACGAGTTATTGCCTCCCTGACGCAACCGGTTCAGCACGAACCGAGTATCAGTGAAATGGATAGCCGTCAGAAGTTTCATTACTGGAATCGACTCAATAAACGTGTTGAATCCGGTGAGCAAGTATCAGAACAGGACCGTCGCTTTCATCTTGGTTTTCAAACCACAGCAGCCTATCGGGCTGAGAAGCGGATCCATGAAGAATTTAGCCTCGACATCGAAGGTGAACTCAATGCCGAGGCCAAATAAGGTGATTACCCCACAAGGTAATCGATTTGTTAGACAGTCAACCTAACGAGGTGATTATGACTAAAACTGTAACGGGTGACAACACTACCGCACCCCTGCGTAATGTTTCATTGTGTTTGGAGGCGCTGGAGTCTTCAATTAACCGGCCATCACATCTGCCAGGCATTGTCGGTTTTGCTGGCCAATCGGGCTTAGGCAAAAGCTTTTCAGCGGCTTATGCAGTGAATATGCACCGCGCTTATTACATTGAATGCCGGAGCACATGGACGCGCAAATCCTTTTTATTGGCTGCACTAAAATCCATGGGGATTGAACCAGGTAGAAACATTTCTGAGATGACTGATCAGGTCTCTGAAGAGCTGTCACTGTCAGAACGTCCTTTTATCATCGATGAGTTCGATTACATCGTCGACAAAGGCATGGTCGATTTGGTGCGGGACATCTTTGAGGGCAGCCAGTCCACCATTCTAATAATTGGTGAAGAAAACGTTGAAACCAAATTGCAAAAAAAATGGAAGCGTTTCCATAACCGGATGCTAAGTTGGTACAAGGCCCAAATTGCCAGCATGGAAGATGTGCAGCATCTCAGTCGCCTATACAGTCCCGATATCACTATTACTGATGATTTACTGGCTCACCTAAATGACCAGTGTGATGGCGTCGTGCGTTTGATATGTATAAATATCAACAAAATCCAGGAAGAAGCCAGAAGCCAAGGTCTCGATACCATTGACTTTGACTATGTTCGTCGCAAGCGATTTGAAGTTTATACCGGCCGCGCACCAAGGAGAGGAAGATGAGTGTTCGTCCCGTTCATGTCGTTCGTGCTTCCGGTCTGCAAACTGGTAGAGACGCTATCTGGTCAGCCATCAGACAGCTCACTGTTTTCACTCTGGATGACATCGTCGCTGTTACCCAAAAGAACCGTCGCCTTAATCCGGTGACAGTCAGTCTGGCCAAACCCTATGTTCAAGGTCTGGAGGCGGCTGGTTTTGTCGCTCTGGTTGGCGAGGTTGAGCAATCCGGTCAATTACAAAGCCAATGGAAGCTCACCAAAAACAATGGCGTCAATGCCCCGCGTGTTCGGAAAAATGGCGACCCAGTTATGCAGGGTCGCAATCGTGAACAGATGTGGCAAACCATGTGGATCCTAAAGGAATTCAATGCACGGGATCTGGCCGTAGCGGCTGCCACAAAAGACGTTCCAGTCTCAGATAACACAGCCAAAGACTATATCTACAACCTGCATAAAGCGGGCTATCTCATACAGACGCAAGCCGCAAAAAATAGTGGCGGACTCGCTCGTTATAGAGCTTTGCCAAGTATGCATACCGGCCCAAAACCACCGATGGTGCAACGCATCAAACAGGTGTTCGATCCTAATATCAATCAGGTCGTATGGCCTAAAGAAGGTGAGTCATGCTGATTTTAACTAGACGTGTGGGTGAGAGACTGGTCATCGGTGATGACATCGTGGCTGAAGTGCTTGGCGTAAAAGGTAACCAGGTGCGTATTGGTGTCGATGCACCATTAGACACCCGAGTCGACAGAGAAGAAATCCGCAAACGCATCTTGGCGGAACAATCCCATGGCAAGAAGCATTGCAAACACGGTGTCACGTTATACGGCACCCGTTGCCTGGCCTGTGAGCGGGAAAAAGCCGGTACCCATAAAACAGCACCTTCATACAGAGACTACCCATCCGATGGAGGTGCAGCATGAGCGAATGGATCGATGTACTTAAAATCGAATGCAGTCGCAGCTCTCAGTCTCGCGTTGCGAACCTGTTGCGTCAGACAGATGGCTTTCCCTCACCAACTGTTATTAATCAAATCATCAAGGGCAAGTATCCAGGTCGCACCGACCGTTTAAAAGCTCTGGTTGAAGGCCGATTCATGGCGGGCACCGTAGTGTGCCCAGTCATGGGGGTTATCAGCAGTGACCATTGTGTAGAGATCCAATCGCGTAAGTTCGCCCCTATCAATCACCAGTGGGTCAAGCTTTATAAAGCCTGCCGTGGCGGTTGTTTAAACAGCAACATCAAGGAATAACGCCATGAACGCAAAAATGAGTAGCAACGAAATCATCAATAAAAAAATGGACGACGTGCGTTACTGCCTGGCAGAACTGGCCCGACGCGGATGCACCATCGCCAGTATCGAAATCAAAGATGCAAAACCCCGCATCACCATTGTCAGCTTTCATAAAGCACCGGGCGGATTACGTGGCGGTACCCTCACGCGAATTAAGCAAGGTGATCGCCGTCTGGAAACATACGCCACCGAACTCAACGGCTGCCAGGTGCAGTGGAAGGTGCCCGCATGAGCCAGGTAATACACCCAACCAAAGAGCAATGGATCGATATCGAGCGACAGCTGAATAGTCAGTTCAGCACCACGTATCTGGAATGCGATGGTTACCTGATTGCTGCCCAAATGGTGCGTGATAAAAATAAGTTAGTGATTCAGGTTTATGTCGATGGGTTTATTCGTGGCAAATGGGTCGAGTCGGTAAAGACGATTGATGAGTTTGCTGATGTGCCAAAGCGATTTTATAACCATTCCCGTAAAAACCTGTGGCCACATAAGCTGATTAAAGACATGGAAAAAATTCTAGGTAAACGACGTTGCAAAAATGAAGGTTACTACGATGTTCGTTATACCTCTTTTCCATGGTTTAACTCAGCCAAAAGCTTCATCAGCCACCTGAAGAAACACAATCAATCCATTGAGCTGCTGGACTATGACACCTATCAGCAGCGATTAGCCGCCAAACAATCACAGGAGCAAACCGCATGAGCCAATTAAACCAAGCCGCTGACGGCTTCAAAATCAACGCACAAGGCCACCATGTGCCTGTGTCAAAAATCAAACCAGTGGATCAGGACCGTGATGAACTCATCGATGAGCTATTTAAAGAAGCCAATGATGTACGCCACAGCATGATTCGTTTTAAACAGAAAGCGATGAACGATGTCACCGCCTTTGTCGATTTAGTGGCCGAAAAATACGACGCCAAACTGGGTGGTAAGAAAGGTAATATCAGCCTGGTCAGCTTTGATGGCCGTCGCCAAATTCGCATTCAAATAGCCGAACACCTGCACTTTGATGAACGTGTCCAGGTAGCCAAATCAAAGATAGATGATTGCATTAAAGAATGGAGTGCCGATTCTAACGACAACATCAAAGCGCTGATCGAACACGCCTTCAAAGCCAACACCGATGGCCAGCTAAACACCGGCCGTATCCTCGGTCTGCTGCGTCTCGATATTGATGATCGTAAATGGCTGGATGCCATAGAAGCCCTGAAAGACAGCATCCAAATCATTGGCTCCAGCGCCTATATCCGTTTCTACGAACGGCCGTCACCCGATGCCAAGTTTCAAAACATTCCACTTGATTTGTCTGCGCTATAGGTCCAGTGATGAATGAGCTTCGTAATCCAATATGCCTAATGCGGTTAATTGTGTATTCATTGAATAAGCGTCGGCTAATTTCCGGCCATGACTTTAGTACAGCCCAATACGAAACGCCGGACAATATTCATATCATCCGATGCAAAACCTGTGGTTATGAATCTGTAGCCTGGTCTTGGGGCTCGGTTAAGGACTATAAGTAATGGCCAACAGACAAAAACTCATTCAATTAGTCCACATCGGTGCGGGCAAGCTGTTCTCCAAAGACGACGATGCCCGCCGTGCTTGGCAACAGCAGCACACCGGCAAAGCCTCCTGCAGCAAGATGAGCAATGAGGAACTGGAAAAGCTGGTCAAGCTGCTCAAAGCGGCCAAAGCTATCACCGTCAAGCCACCCAAACGCGCTGGCCGGGTGCCGTTTAATCGCAGCCCGTATATGGCCAAGATTGAAGCGATGCTCTCTGATATGCAGCTCAGTTGGCAGTATGCCGAAGCCATAGCCTGGCGTTTAACAGGTGGCAAAGGTGAGCGAACCGGTCAGCCTGGCATGGTCAGGTTAGAGTGGGTCAACAAGCGCGAGCACTTTGAAGGCATCATCGCCGCCCTGCAAAAAGAACAGAAAAAGCGCAGCTTACTCAGCGGCATCGAGTACTGCCTGAATGCCATGAATCTGCATGAAGACTACGTCGAAAAACTGATAGCTGGAAGAAAGAACGCTGATAAGTGGCAGCGGGATGTGCCTTTGCTCGATGCGGTGTATAAGCATCTACATGAAAAAATGGAGTTCATGAATGCAGCTCAGTAGATGCCCATCATGTCACAGCCGCATTTCACTCGAAGCGATCGTCCAGGATAAATCCACCAGTGATTTACTCGGCTTATTGGTTGAAGTATCTGAAGACTTTGGCCGTGTGTTGGTCAATTACATGGCATTGTTTCGCAGCAGTAAACGCGACCTGCCAATTGACCGTGCGTTAAAATTAGCCAATGAAGTACTGGCCATTAGTGATGACAAACCACGACTGGCCAATGCTATGGCTGAAACGCTGCAGGCCATGCGAGTTAAACAGGATGAAGGCAGTTTCAAACCACTCACCAATCACAATTATTTAAAGCGCGTCTTTGAAACCGTCACCTATTTACCGGTTATTAAACCAGCTTTAAACGCTTCACAAATGCCGGTTACCGGTGGCCGCAATCAATCCAAAGCAGCGATGGCCATAGACATGCTGAAACAGTATCCATCACCACCCGAAGTGGATGAATGGTTCACCCGAACGGTCTGCGGCGCCATGGCAGAAATGATGATTATGGGGCTGGAGAATGTGCCCGCGTTTGACACAATGAACCTGGTCATCGAACGCTTTCTGAATGAACTGTGGCCAAAGCGTGAATGGCAACGCGATCATCCTTTCCGAGGTGCAGGAAGATTGCACCGGGCGTTTATGGAAACTGCCGAAACCACCAAGCGCTGGCCAAACATTAAAGACGTTTTAAGCCTGGTGCCACGACAATGAATCTGCCGGATTACTTGCCCCCAGTAGCACGCGAGATAGCGGAGGTCATCGGCTTAGATGGCCTGATGCGTCTGGTCAAACACTATGGTGGTGTCGTAATCCGGGTGCCTGGACGTGGCGACTTAAAGCAAATCTTAACGCCAGAACAATACAAAGAGTTTACCCATACCTTCCGCAATGAAAAACTGGCCATCCCCAAACTGCAGGCGCAACTGGATCGGCTGGCTGTGGAAGAAACCAAACGACTGGATGAGGCAGGTCTCACCAGGGCGGAAATTGCTCGTCAGTTAGGCATCACCGAACGAGCTGTTTATAATCGCCTATCGGTCAGTCAGGATGATGATCGGCAAGCCAAGCTGTTCTAATAAGGAAATAATAATGAAATTCTTACTATCGACTATTGCTTTAATTCTATTAGCGGGATGTTCTGCTGAAGCAGAAAAACAGCCTTTATCCATACCAGATATGAGTAATCAAAGTGAAGAAGTGAAAATACTAGTTACTGAAAACTGGGATGCCTTTTTAGCACAATGCCCGGGTTTAAATAGATACCAAGATGATCTAACGTTTTCTGAGATGAGAGATTACCTTGAGCCATTCATGGATGATAAAGAAGCTTGGGTAACTATCTCATATGCTGTTAGTGATGATCCGAAAAGGATCCCTAATAGCTATAAGGCTTGGGGACATCATTGCCATTTCCGAATTTACGATCACAATAAAACAATTGGAGTACCCAAGCATGCCTGTGCTTCAGTGTGTGCAGATAAGAATATGTTCTTACCTGAAAACAGCTACTTAATGCCATCTGGCGCGGACTACACAGCCAATCTCAGATAATTGACAAACAAAACAATCGGGGCGTAGTATCCGCGTCTGAGGCTTCAAAACCTCCAAAAGCGGAATGTCCAGCCCCGAAAGTGTTGGTTTTTTTGTGCCCGGTTTCCGGGCACGCAACCCCGTTAAGTCGGGAGGGGATGAATACAATACCCTTCGGGGAAATAAATCCGCGGTTACTTTTGGCCGTTTTGAACCTCCCGGCACCCTTACGGAATAAGGGTTAATTCAAAGAAATCAAAAGGAGACAGCAATGTCTAATATCTCTACTCATCTCGCCAGTTTTAATGGCTATCCCATTGAAGTAATCGACCATCATCAACAGGCCTGGCTCACCGGCGAACAGATCGGTTTAGCTATTGGTTTAAAGCACGCCAGAATCGGTGCTAATAAGCTTTATAATCGTCATGCCGATGAATTCACAGAGAAAATGACAACCGTAGTCGATATGGGTACGGTTGATGGAAAGCAGAGACAAGTCCGAATCTTTAGCTCACGCGGTGCCTGGATGCTGGCCATGTGGGCACAAACCGAGCGCGCCAAGCAGTTTCGTCAGTGGGTGCTCGATGTACTCGAAACCCATCAACAGCCACAAGCGGATAAACCAGCCAGCAAATCATTGCCCTGCATGCCCAGGGCAAAAACAACGGCGAAATCGGCAGACTGCTGGGGCGCAACCCATCATCGGTGGGCGGGTATCTTCGCAAAGCCTTGAGGGTGACACGATGAGCCGGCTTGAATTAACCGATGAGCTGCAATCACTCAATGCCGCGTACATGGGCCTGAGCAGTCTGGCCAGCGAAGCCCGCAGTTGCAGCAGCGAAGATGTAGCGAATATTCTCTATGTGCTCAATGAACGGCTGAGCAGTGTCACTAAACTATCAGTCGAATATCAGTAGGATTGATAATCTGAAACAACCATGATTTACTAAATAACAATCACTTAACCAACGCCCTGAAACATTTCAGGGCGTTTTTGTTTGTGGCCATACGCATCATAGCGCCATGAATGAACAAAACTATTCCCAAGTCTTTCTGACTGCCGTCAATCATCTGCTAAAGGTCGAAGGCGGCTATGTAGATGACCCGACCGACAATGGCGGTGAAACCAACTACGGCATCAGTAAACGTCAATATCCTCAGCTGAATATCATCAAGCTCACGATGGATGAAGCCATCTATCTCTATCACCGTGATTACTGGCTGGCCAATAAACTTGATCAGCTTCCTATTGCCTATGCCTGCTTTCTGTTTGATGCCCTGGTCAACCATCGACCAAAAACAGCTATAAAGTTTCTGCAACAAGCTTTACGTGCCACGCCAGATGGCATCCTTGGCCCTCAAACCAGAGCAGCTGCCAAGCAGTTTTCTCAAAACCTTGAACACACCGTAGAAACAATCACCTGGTGTTTAAGTTACCGAGCCGATTTCTATCATGATCTAGTCGTGGATAACCCAAGCCAGGAGCGCTTTATTTTGGGTTGGATGCGTCGTTTGTTTTCCCTTCAACAATTCATTCTCACTGAGGTAATCCATGGAACCGATTAGTATCGCGCTGGCACTCGCGCAATTTGTGCCTGGGCTCACCCGCATGTTGATGGGCGATAAAGCCGCCGATGTCGCTGAAAAAGTGGTCCAGGTCGCTAACACCGTCACCGGCAAAGACGACCCGTCAGAAGCTCTGCAGCAAATTAAACTGAACCCGGAGCTGCAGCTGCAGCTTCAGAAAGAAGTCAATCAACTCATCATCGCTGAAATGGAATCTGACCTGAAACGGTTGGAAACCATCAACGCCACCATGCGGGTAGAAGCGCAAAGCAATGACGTGGTGGTCAGACGCTGGCGTCCTTATTTTGGCTATGCCGTGGCAATCAGCTGGTTCATCCAAATGATGGCGCTTAGTTACATCATCATCTTCCGGCCAGAACAATCGGCCACCGTTATTTCCGCACTCAGCGAACTCTCTGTCATGTGGTCCGTGGCTCTCTCAGTGCTGGGCGTCTACGTCAATAAACGCTCAGAAGACAAAGCCGTGGCGGCTGGCCGTGAACTGCCGGTCGGCATTCTCGGTGCGGTCGCACAACGCATAGCAGGCTCGAAATAATGGTGGATGTGTATGGCCGGGCACAGGAACGCGAACAAGAAGACCGTGAACGTGCCATCCAGAATCAGCTGCTTAGAGGTCGCGAAACTGAAACACCAAATGAAGTCGACGGTATTCGATACTGCCTGGATTGTGGCCATCAGATTGACTCACGCCGATTAGAGTTCAGACCAGAGTCTGTTCGCTGTGTGGATTGCCAGAACTTTAAGGATGTAAGGAGTAAACGTTAAATGGGAGAAGAGTTACAGCTCTGGCTGAACATCATTGTGTTGCTGTGCCTGCTGGCCAACACGCTTTATACCTGGATAACCATTCGGCACAAAGCCAATAAAGCGGCTATTGATGAATTATCAGTAGAGGTTAACGGCTTAAAAACTTCCGTGAGCGTATTAGAAGACCATAGGAAAACGGCACCCACCCATACGGATATGGGCAATCTTTATAACCGCGTGAATGAAGTAAACGGCAAGCTGGAAAATGTCACGGGTTCTTTAGATGGCATTAAGACGCAACTGAGTTTAATAACTGAGTATTTGATCAGCGGAGGTAAACGGTGACTAATTTTAATCAGCTAGTAACACACGCCGTGCGCCTGGCCATTTTGCAGGTACTCGAACAGGACCCGGACTACAGCCACAACGAGCATGTGCTGCAGACCGTGCTGGCCAGTCTCGGTCATAACCTGTCCAGCGATCGTGTTCGGACAGAAATGCGCTGGCTGGAAGAGCAAGAGCTCGTCGCTGTCAGCGAAATCGGCAGTTTATTAATCGCCAGAATTACGGGCCGTGGTGTGGATGTCGCACTTGGCCGTAGCCGTATTGATGGAATCGCGAGGCCCAGACCATGACCAAATATAAAAAACTGATCACCCTGGTACGTTCATGGATCCCAACACGTCAGCATTTTGAAATTGCCATGCTTCAACTATCAATCATTGGTATTCGGATTAAGTCTTGGTTGCCTGGTCCTAAAGATATATTCAAAGCAATTCTTTTTGCCGGGCTGATTGTCAGTGCAGGATTCTTTTTCACCATCGGCGCACAGCTGGCAGATCGCCCCGTACATATCACGCTTGAGATTGCCGAATAATGCCACGCCCATCCACCATTGAGCTGTTGCCAGCGGATATTAAAGACCAGCTGCATGAGCTGCTGCGTGACCCACGAATCAGCCAGCTGGATGCGACTGCACAAATTAATACCATCCTGGAACACACCGGTATCGATGAGCGCGTCAGCAAATCTGCCGTTAATCGTTATGCCATCAAGATGGAAGAAGTCGGTGCCAAGCTGCGTCAGTCCCGTGAGATGGCTGATATGTGGATCGGTAAATTAGGCGCAGCGCCCCAGGGTAAACTCGGCAAGCTGGTCAATGAAATCATCCGTACCCTGGCATTTGATACCGCCATGCACATGTCTGAAGGTGAAGAACCGGTACCACCTAAAATGCTCGCGCAATTGGCACTGGCCGTTCAGCGTCTTGAATCCGCTGCCAACATGAATGAAGAACGCGAAAAAGTCATCCGTGCTGAAGCCGCCAAAGATGCCGCTGCCACCGCTGAAAAATCTATGGCCAGCCAGGGCATGAGCCAAAAAGCGATTGATTCCATCAAAAAAGAAATACTGGGGCTGGGTTAACCCATGGGCGCAGCCTACGCTATATACAAAGATTACGATCCCAATGATGTCCTGTTGCCTTATCAAAAGAACTGGATGTCAGATGACAGCATTCTCAAGATTGCCGAAAAATCGCGCCGTACCGGCCTCACCTGGGCCGAAGCAGCTGACCAGGTATTAGCTGCCTCATCCTCGAAATCGGCAGGCGGTACCAACTGCTATTACGTTGGTTCTAACAAAGAGATGGCCGTTGAGTTTATTGAAGCCTGTGCCATGTGGGCCAAGGCATTCAATAAAGCGGCTTCAGAGATTGAAGAAGAAGTGTTCAAGGATGAAGACAAAGATATCCTGACCTTCAATATTCGCTTTGCCAGTGGATTTAAGATCCAGGCGCTCAGCTCACGGCCCAGCAATATGCGTGGCCGTCAGGGGAATGTCTGCATCGATGAGGCCGCTTTCCATGATGCATTGGATGAACTACTAAAAGCTGCCCTGGCACTCACCATGTGGGGCAGTAAAATCCGCATTATCTCTACCCATAACGGCGTGGATAATCTATTCAATGAACTCATCCAGGACAGCCGGGCCGGTAAAAAAGATTACACCGTGCATCGCATCACCTTGGATGATGCATGTGAGATGGGTCTGTATAAACGCATCTGCCAGATCCAAAAAATTGAATGGACACAGCAAGCCGAAGATGAATGGAAAGCCGGACTGCGTAAAAACACGGCCAGCACAGAAGATGCTGAAGAAGAATATGACTGCGTGCCCAAACAAGGCGGCGGTACCTATATCAGTCGGGCACTGCGTGAGATGCGTACCCATGATGCACCGGTGTTGCGTTACTCCGGCACAGCAGAATTCAATCTTTGGCCAGAACACATACGCGAAGCCGAAATCAAAGACTGGTGTGATAAACATTTAAAGCCGCTTTTAGCCCAGCTTAATCCTAATTTCAGACACGTATTCGGTGAAGACTTTGGTCGCAGTGGCGACTTGACTGTGCTCTCTCCAATGGCCATTACACAAATGCTAAAACGTGAAGTGCCATTCATGGTCGAGCTGCACAACGTGCCGTTCAAACAACAAGAGCAAGTCGTCTATTACATCTGTGACCGCTTGCCACGATTCAGCGCCGCCAAGTTTGATGCACGCGGTAACGGTTCCTATATCGCCGAACAAGCCCAATACCGTTATGGCGTGGATGTCGTTGAAAAAGTCATGCTCACCCAAAACTGGTACCTTGAAAACATGCCACGCTTCAAATCGGCATTTGAAGACGATGAAATTGTCATCCCGAAAGATAGTGATGTGGCTGACGATATCGGTGCCATCCAAGTTATCAAAGGCATTCCCAAACTGCCTGAAGGCAAAACCGACGCCAAGAAGACCCGACACGGTGACGCGGCCATCAGTTTAGTCATGGCCCATGCGGCCAGCTTTGATTTAGCGGCCCCCATAGAATTTACCGCGGCGCCAGACAAATGCGATCGCGATAATCCTGATAATGACTTTAGTTCCCTGAATAAGGGAGGTGGATGGTAATGCAACGATTAAGCAAAATTCTCGATGCTCAAGGGCAGCCGATAAAAATCAACGAAGCGATACGGGAAGAACAAACTTCCCGAATTGGTTTTATCAGTACGGAGTTTGAGAATCACCCGACATCCGGGCTCACACCTGCCAAGGTTGCACGCATTCTGATCAATGCCGAACGCGGCGACCTGATCGAGCAGCTCGACATGTTTGAAGACATGGAAGAAAAAGACTCCCATATCAGCTGTGAGCTGGGCAAACGTAAGCGCGCATTGCTGGGGCTGGACTGGAAGTTAATGCCACCACGCAACGCCAGTACTGCTGAAGAAGCGGCAGCTGAAGCCGTTACTGAATGGCTGCAGGACATGGACGACTTTGAAGACCATCTGTTTGATATGGCCGACGCCATCGGCAAAGCCTTCTCCATGCTCGAAATGAACTGGCAGGAACAATCAGGCGTCATGATTCCCCAGCTTACCCATCAACCACCACGCTGGTTCACCGTCGATGAACAGGATCGCAATAAATTATTGCTGCGTGATATGTCATCCAACGGTGCAGAATTATGGCCGTTCGGTTGGGTTCGGCATGTGCACAAATCCAAATCAGGCTACATCTCCCGCGCCGGTTTACACCGCGTCCTGGTCTGGCCGTTCATGTTCAAGAATTATTCAATACGTGATCTGGCTGAGTTTCTGGAAATCTACGGCATACCGGCACGCCTTGGCACCTATTCAAACGGCGCATCGGAAGACGAAAAAGCCACACTGCTCAGAGCCGTGATATCGGTTGGCCATAATGCTGCTGGCATCATGCCAGAAGGCATGAAAATGGAATTCAAAGAAGCTGCCCAGGGACACAGTGATCCGTTCCAGGCGATGATTGCCTGGTGCGAATCCTCCCAATCAAAAGCCATACTCGGCGGCACACTCACCACCAGTGCCGAAAACACCGGGCTCGGTTCCAACCAGGCAGATGTGCATAACGAAGTGCGTATGGATTTACTGCACAGTGATGTCCGGCAAATAGCCGGTACCTTAAGCCGCGATCTGATTTGGCCCATGGTGGCACTCAATATTCCTGGCATCGACCCAGGCCGTGCACCACGCTTTAAATTTATCACTGAGGAAGAAGAAGACATTGCCAAACGTGCCGAACGGGACAAAACGCTGTTCGATATGGGCTATCGCTTAACACCTGAAAAGGTCAACGAAGTGTACGGTGAAGGCTATGTCGAAATAGAAAAGCCCAAACCGATACCGCCTGTCGAATCTGAAGCAGAGCAAGCCGCCACTGCTGCCGCCAAAGCCGGTGATCAGGCAACCGAAATTGATGGCGTGATCACCCAACTGGCTGACCAGACACAGCCCGCCATTGATAGTTTGTATGACCGCATCAAGCAGCTGTTGAATGAAGTGCAAAGCATCGAAGAATTTCAGGACCGCTTGATTGAAGCCTACAGCTATCTGGAACCGGACATGCTCAGCGACATCATCCAGATGGGCATGGCCACCGCCGAACTGGCGGGTCGATATGAGGTGTCAGAAGATGGCTAGAGTAATTATTCCAGATATGCCGCCGGTACCCAATGGTGCAAGCGAAGCCGACAGACGGAAAATGTTTGATGATTATATGACCCAGCTTGTCAAGTACAACCCTGCATACTTAAATTCTGATGGCTCAAGGAAATCATTAAGTGGGTTCTTGTTTGAGAAAGTGGCTCCGAAACCCAGGAAGAAACCGTAAATGGCTGATGTCTTAGTATTTACCGCCAGGCTATTGGGTATTCTCTGCATTGGTCTGGCAATAGTCTGTTTCATATTTGTTCGTGAAGCCTGGCTTTATGAATCCCCGAAACTGGCCTGGACGATTGTTTGCGGTGCTATTGGATTTACCAGCGTGGCAGCGTTTATCTGGTTAAAAATAGGCTTTTGGTAAATGACTGTTCTCGCTTATGAGGCGTTACCCTGGCAGCCGAAGACCGGGGTTAAATGATGAGGCATAGCCATGTGAATGAAGCCGTTAAAAGCGGTCCATCAAAAAACACTTATCAAGGTGGCAGTGTTGCTGCCACCTTTATTCATAATAGGTTTTTAAATGGCAGTTAACTACGGCTCAATGCCGTTCAATAAAGCCGTCGATTTGTTTCGGGATAAGCTTAGTATTCCGACCAGCGGCTGGACCGATATCTACGAGCAGCAACATGCCCGGGCATTTGTCGTGGCCGGAGCAATGAAAGAAGATCTGCTCACGGACTTGCGCGCCTCAGTCGATAAGGTTGTGGCCGATGGCATTAGCCTGGACGATTTCCGTAAACAGTTTGATGGCATCGTCGAGCAGCATGGCTGGGGCTATAACGGTGGCCGTAACTGGCGAACCCGTGTCATCTATGAAACCAACCTGTATCAGTCACACAACGCTGGCCGTTATGCCCAAATGCAACAGGTTAAACGCACCCGGCCATACTGGCGATATCGACACAATGATTCAGTTGAGCATCCACGGCCCGAGCATGTCGCCTGGGATGGCAAAATCCTTATGGCCGATGACCCATGGTGGAACACACACTATCCAGCCAATGGCTGGGGCTGCAAATGCTTTGTCGAAACCTTAAGCGAACGCGATATGCAACGCCTGGGGAAAACGGGCCCCGATGAGACTCCGGCTGTGGAAGTCGAAGAAAAGACCATCGGCATCAATAGCCCTAACCCCAAAACCGTCACCGTACCCAAAGGCGTGGATCCGGGCTTTGCCTATAACCCAGGCCGTGCCGCTGTCGGTGAGCAGTTAGCTGATGATGTGATGGCTGACTGGAACAAAACCCGCTCAGCGTGGAAGCCACTGAATCCGGCTGGCTGGGCCGAAGCCGGACGGCCAGAGCGTATCCCTTCAGAGCAAACAAACATTGCACTGGGGACCAGGACAACAAAGCAATCAGAACTACTGGCTCAGATTAAAGGTTTGCAGGGTGATGAGAAGCTTTATGAAACCGCAAAGTTACCGGTATTGATAAATGCGAAAGCCTTAGCCAGCCACATGGATCCGGCCCGTTCAGAATATTTGCCACTGCTCGATGACCTGATGCGCGATCCAAATGAAGTTTGGCTATCGTTTGAGCAACATGAAGGTACCGGCAAAATCCGCTTACGCTCTCGGTTTATCAAACATTACGGGCTGAGCAAAGACAGGTTTGTGATGATGGTGGCCAATGCACGCAACGGCTATCTGGAAGGCTGGACCGTGATTCCCACATCTGATGCGCGTTATATCCAGCGCCAGCGTCAGGGTAAATTAGTCTATGGAAAACAATGATGGGGCCCTCGCTCCCGGTGTGCCAGGCGGGCAGGTCTTTGTGGTTATTGGGACACACCCCAACCACGCAACCGAAATAATAGTATAGGTGAAACATGGCCGGTGCATCAATCTCCATCGATTACGAGTTCAATGACCAGCGAATAATCGACGCATTAAAACGCCTGGAACGCGCCGGTGCCGATATGGAACCAGCGTTTATGGATATCGGTGAGAGCTTGCTCAACAGCCACCGCGACCGTTGGGATCAACAAGTCAGTCCTGACGGGGAAGCCTGGGAACCCTTGTCCGAGAAATACCGTGCCCGTAAGAAAAAGAACAAAGACAAGATACTGGTGCTTGAAGGGTTCACACGAGACACGCTGTCATATAATTCTTTTAACGATGGTCTGGAACTAGGTACTAACAGAACGGAAAAAGGTTTTCCTTTTCCTATCGCTCATCAGCTAGGTTCAGAAAAAAACAATCTTCCGGCCAGACCGTTTTTAGGGCTATCTGAAGCCGATGAACAAATGATTATGGACACGCTGGAAGATCACTTCGATTTAGCCCTAAGAGGTTGACCGCCTGTATGGCCGCCTAAGGCGTTCAATTATCAAACTGCACCGTGTAGCTGTCCGCAAAAGTCTTAAATGATTGTGCAAAAATTTAAATGGGGTCTGGCGCTATTGTCACCGCTTGCCAGACACAACTGATGCAGGTATGTTGAATAACAACCCCCAATCAATGCCCTGAAACCTTTCAGGGCATTTTTTTTGCCCGGCAGTTTTAACCTGTCGTCCATGGCTAAAAACAAAACCCGTCCATCAAACATCGGCATCGCCTTCTGTGCAATCGGCACAGGTGACGATGGTGCTGTTCAATTATTCCCGGCTGGTACCTTCACCGCACCGCGTGGCGCCATGATGGGCAGTGGCCCCTGGAACATCGACGACCAATCCGCTGCAGCTTTGATTGCCCGAGTCAAACAACGCATCAACGATATCGCCGTCGACTATGAGCATCAAACCCTTGCTGCAGCTCAGAACGGCCAACCCGCGCCCGCATCTGGCTGGTTAAAACCAGAGAATCTGGAATGGCGTCCAGGGCAAGGTCTTTACGTCAAATCACCCGAATGGACTGAAAAGGCTGCTGCCTTTATCGCTCAAGGTGAATACAAATATTTATCCCCCGTTTTTTCCTACCACAAACAAACAGGCCAAGTGCTTGACCTTTTGCACGTCGGTTTAACAAACAACCCCGCCATTGATGGAATGGAAGGTGTTTTGTTGGCCGCTGCAAAATCGCTATCCCAACAACCCGAGGAGCCCGTAATGGAGAAGTTACTAAAAATGCTTGGCCTGTCAGCTGAGGCCAGCGAAGACGAAGCAGTGGCTGCACTGACTGCTATTCAAACCACCGCCGATGATTTGAAAAAGGATCTGAAGGCAAAAGACGAAGCCATTGCGGCGGCGAAAGCCAGCGGCGATGCCACGGCTATGGAAGCCATCACCGGCCTGCAAACCGAAGTCGCTGCACTGACCCAGCAAATTCAAACCAGCGAAATGGACACATTAATTGCAGCGGCTAAGGCTGAAGGCAAGCTGATTCCGGCTCAAGAGAAATGGGCACGTGAATTAGGTGTGGCGGCGTTGAAAGGCTATCTCGATGTAGCGCAACCCATTGAGGCCTTAACCAAGCAGCAATCCACCACGCAAAAGCGTGATGAAAACGGCAAAGCCATCCTGACCGATGAACAGATTGCAGTGTGCACGCAAATGAACATCCCACAAGAAGACTTCATTAAATCGCTGGCACAGGAGGCATAACCATGGCAGCACTCGTACAAGATCGTAAAACACCCAAACGCGACGGTGAAGAATTCAATCGTCCGGTGGCGGCATCTACCAAGATTTTTGCCGGTTCCCTGGTCGCGATTAATGCATCCGGTTACCTGGTGCCCGGCAGCGTCTCCACCACACTCAAAGTGCAAGGTCGTGCAGAAGAATCGGTCGACAACAGCGCGGGTGGCAATGGCGATGCAACCTGTCAGGTTCGTCGTGGCGTGTTCAGCTTTGCCAATGACGGCACCGTGGCCCTGGCTGATGTTGGCAAAACAGCCTACATCGTTGATGACCAAACCGTGGCGGATAACGATGGTTCAAGCGCACGCAGTGCGGCGGGTGTGATTGAAGACGTTGACAGCGATGGCGTCTGGATCCGCATCACTTAAGCCTGCTTAACCCATTATTTAATTCATAAAGGAAGTCATCATGAAAAAAAGTTTCTTAATTCTCACCGGCACACTGGCGATGGCCGTGTTTGCTATCGGTGGTGCCTATGCCGATTTCGACACAATCCCAATCGCGGTAATGGGCGAACCGGATACATTAATGATGTTTGGTATGGCAGGCATGATCGTCAATAAAGCCGCATTAAACAATGTGTTTACCGGCCTTAAAACCCTGTTTCACAATGCCTTAACCGCGCAAACCGGCACATGGCAAGAAACCGCCATGGAAGTACCATCTACCTCCAGTGAAGAAGACTACGTCTGGTTGGAACGCTTCCCGATGATGCGTAAATGGATTGGTGAAAAGCATGTCAAGAACTTAAAGGCAGGCCGCTACACCGCCAAAAACGAAGATTGGGAAACCACCATCGCCGTCAAGCGTAACGATATCGAAGACGATAAACTCGGTGTCTACAACACGCAGGCACAGATGGCCGGTAGCTCAGCTGCAGAACTTCACGACATCATCCTGGATGAACTGAAAAACAATTCGTTCACCAATCTTGGCATTGATGGTCAGCCATATTACGACACAGACCATGAAGTGGCCGGTGCCTCAGTATCCAACAAGCTGACCACCGCATTAAGTGCTGCCACCCCTGCAGCGGCTCTGGCCAGTTATGGTGCTGCACGTATTGCCATCATGAAGATGAAAGACGAAGAAGGCATGCCACTGCGTTTGGTGCCTGACACGTTAGAAGTCCCGCCTGCACTGGAATCAGTGGCTAAAAAACTGATTGATGCCGACAAGCTCGATGATGATTCCCCGAACCCATACAAAGGCACGGCGAAAATCATCGTCAACCCTGGCCTCACATCTGACACTGCCTGGTTCCTGCATGTGACCAGCAAGCCCGTCAAGCCGTTCATCATCCAAATGCGTAAAAAGCCCGTGTTTGTCTCCCAGACCGATATGGAAAACCCGGACGTATTCATGCGAGCGGAATACAAATACGGTGCCGAGGCACGTGCCACTGGCGTCTATGGCTTCTGGCAAACCTCAGTCGGCTCCACCGGCGCGAGCTAACCCTTAACTGATAACGGGGCGGCTTAGCCGCCCTTAATCATCACAGTCAATAAAGGAATCATGATGGACAAATTATTAGAAGTATTACTAGCGGCCAAGCTGGACAAAAAGCCCACGGTCGATGAGCTGGCCAAACTGGCTGGCGTGGAAAAAGTCACCGGCGCAGAACGCGATGAAGCCTGGGATAAGTATCAGGCTAAATTAGCCGAAGATAAAGCCATCGCCGACGCACAGGCCAAAGCGGATGCCGATGCAGCAGCTGCAAAAGACCAGGCTAAAAAGGATGCTGACAAAGCACCATCAGGCAAAAACGACAAAGCTGCCTACAAGGTCACCGTTAAACGCGATGGCTTTCGCCGCTGTGGTCGTGCCTGGGTCGGTACCACCGAACTGAAAGCATCTGACGTATCTGCTGAAGAACTGAAGATTCTGAAAGCCGATCCTATGTTTGTGGTTGTTGAGCTGTAAATAATGCAGTTTAAGGGCTTATTCGTCGGCGAAACCTGCACGGGGACTGGACCAGTCCAGACCCTTGAGGGAGCTTATGCGTTAGAAGCGGGTGTCAATACGATTCCATTTGCTGATGCTTATGCTGATGGTGCCATTGTGCCGTTTGTTTTATTGGCATCGAATCGCGTCGACAGGCTTGAAGGTCAGGCTGTTTTTGATTCTGCTGGAACAATGACGTTATCACCGTGGGTCATTTGGAACGGTACGACGTATGAAACCTATGACGGTAGTGGTTTCACTTTGCCAGCAGGAATACACCGGATTTGGGTGGGTGTTGGTCAGTTCAGTATTCATGGATCTAGCCCATACAGCTCAGTTAATCGTGATGGAAGCACAATGCAGGTTGCAGACAATATTTTAAGGGCTGACTCATTTCAAGATTTTAATGGCACCAATAACGCATTTTTCGGGCCTTTATTTTATGCTTCATCGGTATTGTTCAATCGCCTGACGATGTGGATTGACACAGTAGGAGGGTCAGGAGCAGAAGTTCAAGGTGCTATTTATGAAGGACGGAACAAGACAATATTTCAAAGCGATTGTGGTGACCCAGGTAAAGCATTGGCGAAAGCCTCATTTGATGGCGAAATTGCTGGACTTCAACTTTCCAGTGTTCCATTACAGATATTACCTGCTGGTAGATATTGGTCTGGCTCTTGGTCAAATGATGCGACAGTTAAAGCATGGAGATGTCAGGAGAGAACTCATGCTGGTCCATGGGGTATTTACAGGTTTAATAACGGTGGTGTCAGCTCTTTAGAATTAGAAGGACTGCCAGGTGGATTACCCGATGATCTATCAACACAAACACTTAGCAGGGAAGCACCTTTTAGATCACATATAGTGGGGCTTGCTTATGTCCCTGACTAAAAATGAAAAGGGTGGATACTTTATTGCTGCGTGTGGACGTGCGGGATATTCAGTAGCTACTGACGACGGCGTTTTCCAGTATTCACCTGCAGCGGAAGTAGAAGCACTTTACGAAAGCTTTAATCCATTACCACTCGCACAAACTGATGCGATAAATCTAATCAATCAGGCTGCAGGTGAAGCCCGAATTCGTTACACAACGAATTCACCTGGCCAGGATGCAACGTATCAACTGAAATTGCAGGATGCTGACGCATTCAAAAGTGCTGGATATCCTGAATCTCTCATCGCTGATTATCCGTTTATTAATGCTGAAGCCAATGCAAACAACACGTCAGGTGAAGCTGCAGCCGATTTTATTATAAGCACAGCGAACCAATGGAAACTGCTGGCTGCAACTATTGAGCAAGTACGTCGAGCCGGTAGCAATGCCGTGATGGCACAAACTGATTGGGCGCTCTGCCTAATCGCTGCACAGCCATTCATTGACCAGTTGGAGCAAATCTGATGCTGGGTTTATATCCATTGGGTTATATGCCGCTGGGGTATGCAGGTAAGGCTGCGTCTGAAGCATCAACCGTATTCTCCGATATCGAGCTGATAAACAACATCAGACAAGCCTTAACGACTGACCTTGTGATGAATTACGCGCTGCGTGAATCGCTGCAGGCTGACCTGCAGGCGAATTGGAATCTGCTCAGCAGGCTTTTTCAGGATGCTGATGTTGCCTGGTCCATCATTCAAAACCTGACAGCCGACCTGCAATCAAACTGGCAAATGGTGCAGAACGTGACTCAAACCGTCGAGCTGATTATCAACATCCAGCAAGCCTTAACAACTGAACTTGAACTGAATTACGACCTGCGTGAATCACTGCAGGCTGATTTGCAATCGACCTGGAACATGCTCAATGGCCTCCACATTGATGTGGCCGCCACCTGGTCAATCATGCAAAACCTGACAGCCGATTTGCAAACCGATTGGCAGATTCGCCAGAACGTCAATCAAACCGTCGAGCTGCCCTGGACAATCGAATCCGCTATTCAGACAGCCATTAAGGATCTGACTGCCAGCTGGCATATCCGTCATGCCGTGGTGGCCAGTCTCAATACGCAATGGCAATTGCTCGCCGCGCTGGAAATCGACCTGCAATCTCGCTGGAACATTGCCGAATCAATCACCACCGACTTACAACTGTTGTTTGCTCAGCGTGAAGCCGTCGACCAGGACGCAACATTAACCTGGCAGCAAATCGCTATCACCGAAAACAGCATCACCTTTGTTTGGAAGATGGGCGATACCGTGTTGCCACCTATCAGCATTATCAAAATTCGCGCGGAGCAGCGTGTGCATCAGGTTATTCCTGAAAAACGTGTGTTCCGTGCTGTTATTCATTAGGAGTTTCTACCATGCCAATCATTGCCAGTGACATTACGTATCAACTCTCCGGAGGCGAGGCCAACGCTAATCCGAACGCGTCTCTGGGCGGTGTCATCAGCAGTGAAGAAATTGTCGATGCCGAATTGCATAACTTGTTTGATGTGGTCAGTGGTGATGAATCCGCTGCCGGTGATACCGAGTATCGCTGCATCTATGTGCTGAATAATCACGCCACGCTGGCCATGCTCAATACCAAGCTGTGGATCCAGTCAGCCAGTGCCAGTGAAGATTCAGCAGAAACAGTGGGTCTGGGGTCCAGTGCCATTTCCGCTACCGAACAAACGGTGGCCAATGAAAGCACCGCACCGAGCGCTGTGACATTTAGTGCGGCGGCCAACGAAGGGGCTGCATTAGCGATTGGCGATATCCCTGCTGGTGGCCACAAGGCTATCTGGATCCGTCGTGTTATCTCGGAAGGTGCCAGCGCGGCCAACAACGTCAGCATGACACTCCGCACCAAATGCGAAACGGCAGCGTAATCACCAATGATTAGAAATGCCCCGCCCAAGCATCCTGATTCAGCCAAATGGTATTGGCTGGAATGGCCTGCGGATGAGCTGCAAAAAGCCACTATCACCGATAGCAGCTGGAGCAGTACTGAAGGTTTGGTCATTGATGCGCAATCGCGTGATGGCTATCGCGTGGGTGTGCGGGTGTCGGGCGGTGTTGAGCTGAATGATTACGTGCTGACAAATCAAATCACCACAAACAACAGCGAAGTACTGCATGAGCAGCTCACTATTCGCGTTCGTGAATCAGGGCATTGATATGACGAATTACTGCACACAAGAAGACATGATTAAACGCTTTGGTGAAGCTGAACTGATTCAGCTCACCGACCACGATAATGTGGGTGAGTTGAACACGGACGTCCTCACTCGCGCCATATCTGATGCCAATGCTGAGATTGAAGGCTATCTCAGCAGCCGCTTCTCTGCACCAGTCACGCCGGTACCAACCACTTTAACTCGCGTGGCCTGCGATATCGCACGCTATTACCTGTATGACGACATGGCCACCGAGCATGTCAGCAAACGTTACAACGATGCAGTGGCATTTCTCAAAGGCATTGCCAAAGGTGATATCAGTATCGGCATCACAACTGAAGGCGAAAAACCAGTCAGCAAAAATACCGTCAAGATTGAATCAGGCGGCAATGTGTTCAACCGCAAAGACAAGAGCTTTATATGAGCATCAGCGCCGTTGAAGACCATATTGTCGACATCACCAAGCAGTCGCTTGGTGGAGCGCTGCGAGCAGTTGAAGTGTTGCCTAACGCATTAAACCTGGCACTGCTGAAAACCATATTGCCACTAGCGCCAGCGGTATACACCACTTTTCTGGGGGGCAGACCCGGCACCGTTGATACAGACGGTGCCACCATTAATGGTCGCTTTGATGTGTACATCATCACCCGTCATGTGGGCAATGACAGTGCACGTCGGCGCGGTGACAGCACCACCATCGGTGCCTATCAGATTATTGAACGACTGATTCCCGATCTGCATGACAGCAACATTACCGATATCGGTCGCTTGCGTCTGACCAACGTGCAAAATCTGTTCTCTATCCAGCTCGAAGAAACCTTCAAGTCTGCGTTATACGCACTGACCTTTGAATTGCCCAACATGCCTTTCAGCTACGAAGTGGACATGGATTCCCTGGATAACTTTGAACACTTCCACGCGGATTACGACATCCCTGAATTTGACTCTGCAGCCGAGCACAAAAAGTGGCTGCAGGACACGCCTGACTATGACACCAGCCATCCTGATGCACAGGATGATGTGACTGAACTGAATCAATAGGAGCCCGACATGATTAAAAAACTCAAACCCGCCACCGACAAAATCAAGGTTCGTGATCCCATCACCGGCGAGCATCTGCCTGCAGCGGGTAAAGACGTTGAGCTGACCAGTTACTGGCGTCGCCGTATGCGTGATGGCGATGTTGTGGATGCATCGGCAAAAGCTAATGCCACTAAAACACCTAAAGGAGCCTAATCATGGCAGAGAACATTTCGTTTGCTGAAATTCCGTTAAATATTCGCACGCCAGGTCAATTCATTGAGTTTGATAACACCCGAGCGGTACAAGGTCTGCCTACACAGGATCGTAAAATTCTGGTGATTGGTAATCGTCTGGCAGCCGGTGATGTTGCTGCTGAAATTCCGGTGCGGATCTTAAATGCCGAACAAGGTGAAGCCGCCTTTGGCCGCGGCAGTGTCATTGCCGCCATGCTCAAAGCGGTCAAAACAGCCAACCGGTCAACCGATGTCTGGGCGGTCGCGCTGGATGATGCCGATGCCGGTGTGGCGGCAACCGGTACCATTCTGTTTGCAGGCACGCCCAGCAAAGCACAAGTACTGACATTGTATGTGGCCGGTGAACGTGTCCAGGTAGCCCTGGCCACCACCGATACCGCCGCCACGGTGGCTACTAAATTGGTCGCACAGATTAATGCACAGACGGATTTACCAGTCACCGCTGAAGTCAATGGCACCACACCCGCACAGGTCGATTTAACGGCGCGTAATAAAGGTGAGCACGGCAACTTCATTGACCTGCGGATCACCTATTACCAAACCGACAAAAAACCTGAAGGCATGACCGTGACTATTACGCCAATGGCCGATGGTGCTGCAAATCCGGATATTGCCGATGCGTTGGCTGCGATTGGTGACGACCAGTTTTATACCATCATCAGCCCCTGGACAGACACGGCCAATATGGCGGCCATTGAAGCGGAACTGTCCGAGCGTTGGGGTCCAATGACCCAGAAAACCGGTCATGCGTTTGTTGGCCTGTCAGCAACGCATGCAGGCTTAAGCACCTGGGGCACTTCACGTAATTCAGTGCAAAGCAGTGCAGGCGGCTTGCATAACAGCCCAACACCACCGTGGGTATTAGCTGCAGCCTGGGCGGCGGTAGTGGAATTCAATGGTGCGATTGACCCGGCTCGTCCATTTCAAACACTGGCGGTACCAGGCGTATTGGCACCACCTGAAGAAAGTCGCTTTAATCGCGAAGAACGCAACATCCTCCTGAATGATGGTATCTCGACCTTCACCGTTGGCCAGGATGGCACCGTTTACATCGAGCGGGTGATTACCACCTATCAGCAAAATGCTTTTGGTGTCGACGATATCAGCTATCTGAACCTGAACACGAAATGGACCGTGGACTATATCCGCTATGCCGTGCGTACCCGTATTGCCTTACGTTATCCACGATTCAAACTGGCTGATGACGGCACTCGCTTTGCAGCGGGTCAGGCCGTGGTCACCCCCAGCATGCTGCGAGCTGAACTGTTGGCGCTGTTTCGTGAACTGGAAGAAGTGGCCCTGGTTGAAAACTTTGAACAGTTCAAAGCCGACCTGCAGGTGGTGCGAAGCAACACGGATCCAGACCGCGTGAACTCCATCATTCCGCCAGACATCATCAATCAGTTCCGAGTATTCGCGGCGGCTGTTCAGTTCCGTTTATAAGCCATTTAAATCATTTTTAAGGAGTACTAAAAATGTCACAAATTACCGGCCGTGCCTTAATCAAGATTAATGGCAACCTCCAAAAAAGCCGCCCCGGCGCCACCATTCGGTTGGGCGGTTTTTCTCGCACCACCCAGCTGGGTGATGACAGTGTGCATGGCTACAGCGAAGCCGTATCTTCACCCCGTATTGAAGCCACGTTTTCGCATGACAAGAACACCAATATGACGGAGCTGGATAACCTCACTGATGCCAGCATCATCTTTGAAACTGACTCAGGCAAAACCTACATCATGAGCGAGTCCTGGCGCTCTGATGACCCGGCCACGCTGAATACACAAGACGGTTCCATTCCGTATGTGTTTGAAGGCATCCGTTGCGAGGAACTGTAATGGCCACCGTGACCGTTCAACTCAAACACGGCTGGAAGATTGGCGAAACAGTTCACCATGAAGTCATTCTGCGTGAGCTAACCCCTGAAGACATTATCGAAGCCAGCCTGGAATCAGAACGCGCCGTGATGACCGAGCATGGTTATCAATTTATGACCAGCCCAACGTTGATGGGTGTCAATTCATTGCTCAGACAGATTGATAAAGTGGGTGATTTTAATGGTGCGGTGACGCGCAACATGCTCGCTCGACTTAATCGTGAGGATTTTGAGAAATTGCAGATGGAATCTGAATTACTCGACCAGGCAGCCATGGAGGCTGTCACTGAGCGGGGGCGAACTGATGCGTCTGGCGGAGATGCTGGAAACAACAATGCTTCAGATTAACCAGCAAGCACAGACGCAAGTTGACCATTTATATCGTTTGCCATTACGAAAGTTCATAAAAAGGCTTAGAGCTAAATGAGCGAGTTAAGCACCAAACTAGATATCAACGTCGGCGGAAATTTTACCCGCCGACTATCTGATAACAGCCGGAGTTTACAAAACTTTAGTAAAAATGGTCAGCGTCATCTGGGCATGCTAAGTCGAAGTGCAATGGGTGTTTCCAATGGAATCAACCTGCTAGGGAATCGCTATACCGCTATTCTGACCGGCGCGGCGGGTGCTGGAACGGTGAGAATGCTTGTTGGACTTGAGAGTCAGTTCACTCGCCTGGGTATTCAGGCAAATATGTCTACAGAAGAAGTGGCCAGCTTAAAAAAAGAAATATTTGAAACCGCAAATATGCCAGATATTCGATTAGGCGTTGATGAACTATTGAGTGCTGTTTCTGCGATTATCGAACAAACAGGTGACAAAGATTTCGTTAAGGAAAATATTCGTAATATTGGCTTAATGGCCAGAGCAACTGGAACTGCTGGTGCTGATGTCGGCAGGACGATGGCTGAGTTTCAAAAGAACGGCAACATTATGGCTGAAGGAGTACTTCTAGCTATAGATGGGTTTAATCAGCAAGGTAAAGCTGGTGCTTTTACGCTTGAAAATTTTGCGGCTATGGGGCCTAGGTTATTTGCAGCCTATGGTGCAATGCGATCACCTGAAATAGCTACATTTAATAAAGAGCTAGGTGCGACCATGCAGGTAATCCGGGCCGGAACCGGTACCAGCGAACAGGCGACCACGGCATTTGAAGCAATGCTTCGTACTTTCGCAGACACCGAAAAACTTAAAATTCTCCAACGCGGAGGTATACAGGTTTTTGATCTGGAGCAGCTTAAAAATGGCAGAAAAGAACTACGTCCAATTAATGAGCTGATGCAAGAAATTGTTGAGGTAACTAAAGGTGATATTACCAAGGTAAGCAGCATTTTTGATGCAGAAGCTATGCGTGCTTTTAATGGTTTAATCAAGGAGTTCAATCTAACCGGGCAGATGACCAGTCTTGACAAGTTCATGTCTATTCAAGCGGATGGAACCCAGACATTAGAGGATTCAGCCAGAGCTGCTGCCACAGCTGATGCGGCTATTCAAAGTCTCAAAAATGCCTGGCAGCAATTTGCGGATGAAAATCTGGCCGAGCATATTCGTGACATTGCTGACGCACTTAATAGCTTAGAACCGGAACAACTTCAGGAGGCATTAAATACCGCCAAACAAATTGCGATCGTGCTGGCGGGTATTTATGCCGCCAATAAGGTCTTGCGTATAGGCATGGCAGCTAAACGCGGTATTGGTGCTATGCGCGGGGGGAAAGGTGTTGGTGGTATAGCATCGGGTGGTCTCTCTGCCGCTACTGCGATGCCTGTTTGGGTAGTGAATATGCCAGGTGGCGGAATGATGCCAGGCGGAGCTGCCGGAAAAGTGGGTAAAGGTGCCCGTAGACCTGGCCGCTTTGGTTTGCTTCGAGCAGCACCGAACTTGAAAACCATCGGCATGATGGGTGCGGGTGCGGTTGGTACAGCAGGTTTGGCTGTGGGCGGGGCCGCATTGGCTGGATATGGCGTTGGCACCGGAATATATAAAGGATTGCTGGAGGACACCAAGCTGGCCGACTCCATCGGTGCGGCCATCGCCAAATCATTAGCGTTTTTTGGTAATGACCAGGCTCAAGCAGCGGTTGCCTCGCGTTCTCGATTAGAAATTGAGCTAAAAGGTGCCGATGCCACCGTGCGTTCGATTGAAAGTTCCGATATGGATATCAGCGTCGATACCGGGCGGGTGATGCAATGAGCGAAAATAACTTTCCTGATCAAGTTAAGCCATCAACTTATTGGCGCGATCAACTTCAGCCCGCATCATTTCGTGGCGTGAATTTCAAGGTCGAGACGCATGACCGGTCCGGTGGTCGCCGCGTTGAGGTGCATGAGTTTCCGTTACGTGATGAACCGTATCCAGAAGATTTAGGCCGTAAAGCACGCACCTATAACATTGAAGCCTATGTCATCGGCAACGATTATATTACGCAACGTGATGCGTTAATTGAAGCGATTGAACAGCCCGGCCCAGGCACCTTAGTGCATCGTTATTACGGCCAGATTCGTGTGCAGGCGGGTGAATTCCGGATTCGTGAATCCAACCGCGAAGGCGGTATGGCCAAGTTTTCGATCACCTTCCACCAAGCGGGTGAAGAACCTAAACCAATCGCCAGTATTGATACCCGGCAACGGGTTAATACCCGCGCTAATAATGCCATTGCTGCCACTACCAATAACTTTCAGCAAAACTACAGCGTCAGTGGCGTACCAGGCTGGGTGACGGATGCTTCTCAAACGGTATTAACGCAGCTGGACAGCGCACTGGCTTCAATTGGTGGCGCCAATCGTTTTATTGCAAATTCATTTTCACTACCCAATGAAATCGCCAGTAAAACGGTCGGCGTGATTGCCGGTTTATCCTCACTGTCCAATCTGAACAATATGCGTCCGTTATGGAATTTCGGTGGTCTGTTTTCATCGATTAATCGCACCACGCCAAGTCGCATACACCAGGCAAATAATCAACAAGCCGTCATTGACCTGGTAGAGCGTTCAGCAATTATTGAATCAGCCCGCCAATCCACCACTATTGAGTTTGCTTCTCAGCAGGATGCCATTGCGGTGCGTGATGAATTGGCCGTGGCTCTTGATGAAAAGATGCTCACGGCAGATGACGAAAGTTATCTGGCCATGCAAGATTTGAAAGTGGCCATGGTGCGTGATTTGACTGACCGTGCTGCCAAACTTACACAGCTCAGAAAGTACCCGCTGGGCGATACGATGCCTGCCTTAGTCATTGCCCATCAGCTATATCAAAACAGCAACCGTGACGCTGAAATCGTCTCGCGTAATCGTGTTGGCCATCCCGGTTTTGTTGCGGGTGGTAGCGTGCTGGAGGTGCTCAATGCATGATGTGGCATTAAGCGTAGCGGGCACAGAATGGCGCGGCTGGAAAGAAGTCCGGATCCGTCGTTCGATTCGTCAGATATCCTCAGAATTCACCTTGCGCCTCACCGATAAATGGTCTGAGAACATGCAGCCACGTCCGATAATTGAAGGCGATGCCTGCACCATCAAGATTGATGATCGCACTGTGATAACCGGTTTTATCGACGATTTAACGCCATTTTACGATGCCAATACCCATGGGGTAGAAGTGCAAGGCCGTGACGTCACCGGTGACCTGGTCGACTGCAGCGCACCCTCATTTCAATGGCGTGGTCGTTCATTGCTCGAAGGTGCCACCGAATTATGCAAACCTTTCGGAATACCTGTTCGCGCCACAGTCGACGTCTCACGACAATTCGACAGCCTTAAATCAGATGAAGGTGAAAGCCTCTTTGATGTCATCGAAACCGCAGCCCGCATTCGTGGCGTGTTGCTGATGTCTGACGGCCTGGGTGGCTTGGTGATCGGCCGGGCCGGAACAGAAAGAATGTCTGGCGCCCTGGTATTGGGTGAAAACATCAAAGCCGGAAACTGCCGGCGTTCAATGCGCGATCGTCACAGCAAATATACGGTCAAAGGCCAAAGCAACAATCCATTTACCGAAATCACCGCCGTTACGGCCAGTGCCGAAGATAAGCTGGTGCGTCGGTTCAGACCAAAAACCATCCTGGCTGAAGATGGCCTCGATATAGGTGGCTGCCGTGACCGGGCTATCTGGCATCGCAATACCGCATTTGCCAATTCCACGTCCGCCACATACACCGTCAATGGCTGGTATTTGGATGGCCAATTGATAGAGCCAAACAAGCTGATTGCCGTGCGTGATACGTGGCTGAAAATTAATGCTGATCAACTAATCAGTGATGTCAGTTATGTCATCGATGAGAAAGGTCTGCGCTGTGAAATTACCGTAGCCGACCCGGCTGCCTTTGACCTCAAAGAATTACCCGAGCCTGCTGATGAAGGGGCCATATTTTGAGAGCGCTACTGAAAACACTGGCGCCATTACGCCGGGGCATTGCACAGCTGCTGCGTGTAGGCCGTCTGATTCGTGTCAATGATGCCAAAACCATTCAAATGGTCCAGCTCGAAACGCTATCCGGTGAAGTCATCGAAGTGCCTCGCATTCAAGATTATGGTCTGACCTCTGTGCCGCTTCAGGAGGCTAAAGGCGTGGTCGCGGCTATCGGTGGCAAAACCAATGGTTACGTCGTGATCAAGATGGATGACCACCGATATCGACTTGTCAATCTGGAACCAGGTGAAGTGGCGTTATATGACGACCAGGGGCAATTCATCCACCTTAAGCGTGATGGCCACATTCATGCAAAAGCCAATACACAACTGACCGTCACCGCACCGCTGACCGTGTTTGAAGGTGAAATTAAGGCCACAGGTGAGATTACCGATCGCATTAATACTGGCGGCCTCAGCATGCAGGGCATGCGCACAACCTATAACGGCCATAATCATTCAGGCGATAGCGGTGGCAGTACAGGCACACCAAATCAGGATATGTCATGAGCGACTTTGTATTAGAAATGATCGTCGAGCCAAACAAGCTGCCACGCTTTGAGCTGGCCACGTCCGCTGCCGCCATGACCGATGAAAACAGTCTTCAGACCGCCGTGATCATGTCGTTATTTACGGACCGTCTGGCCAACACTGATGACGTGCTTCCAGACGATACTGATGACCGTCGTGGCTGGTGGGCAGATAGTTTAGTCACGGCTGTTGTGGACAATATCGGCTCACGGTTATACCTGCTGAATCGTGAAAAACAAACCACTAATGTCCTGCGTAAAGCCGAAGAATACGCCTATGAATCGCTGGAATGGCTGATTGAAGATGGCGTTTCATCGGCTATTCGTGTGGTGGCCACTAATCCACGTGATGGCTGGTTAAATCTCAATATTCAGATTGATCGACCTGGTGAAGAACCCACTCAATATAATTTTCTTTGGGAGGCTTTAAATGCCGTTTAATCGTCCAACTATCACAACTATAAATGAACGTATCACCGGTGATATCGACACCAACGTGCCGGACGGTCAGCCAAGGCTGAGACGGTCCTTATTCGGTGTGCTCGGCAAAGTCATTACGGGTGCTGTGCATGGTCTATATGGCTATCTGCAATACCAGGCACGTCAAATCCTGCCCGACACAGCAGATGAAGAAAATTTCGCCCGTCATGCATCACTGAAAAAAGTCATTCGCAAAGCGCCTGAATCAGGCACGGGTCCTATTCTGATTGTCGGCAATAATGGCGCAGTGATGGAGGCCGGAAAAAAATGGCAACGCAGTGACGGCATCATTTACGAGGTGACAGAGGAAGCCACCATCGCAGCTGGTCAGGCATTAGTCACTGTCATCGCCACCACAGCCGGTGCCAATACTAATGCGGCAGCGGGCACCACACTAAATCTGATTGAAACCGTCAGTGGCATTGATAGCACTGCTACGGTAAACGGTGACGGCATTACCGGTGGTGCCGATCTCGAATCACTCGAAAGCTGGCGTGCTCGCTATCTGGATCGTATTCAAAAACCGCCTCAGGGTGGCAATGCAAATGATTACGTGCAGTGGGCATTAGAAGTGCCAGGTGTGACACGAGCATGGTCTTATCCGCTCGAACTGGGCGAAGGCACCATTACCGTGCGGTTTGTCCGTGATGACGATGATGTCATTCCTACCGAACAGGATGTCGAAACCGTTGAGGCTTATATCAATGACCGACGTTGTGTCACATCAGTGCTCACTGTGGTGGCACCTATTGCCACACCAAACGATTTCACTATCGCATTAGTGCCTAATACATCAGTGGTCCAAGCCGCCGTCTTGGCTGAACTCACCGACCTATACCGACGCGAGGCCAAACCAGGCGGCACCATGCTGATCAGCCGTATTCGTGAGGCGGTCAGCATCGCGGCCGGTGAGTCAGATAATAACGTCGTTTCTCCTGCTGCAGACATCACCCATACCACTGGTCAAATGCCATTACTGGGGGATATCACATGGCAATGAACCAGCAATCTTATGCCAGCTTATTAACCAAATTGCTACCACGCGGCTTGCTCTGGGCGGAAACCGCGACCAATAAGCTGGGCAGTTTAATTAACGCTATGGCTGCTGAAATGGCCCGCATCGATGTGCGTAGTGATGACATGCTCAATGAAGCCGACCCACGCACCACATTCGAGCTGTTGCCAGACTGGGAACGCAACTACGGCCTGCCAGAAAACTGCTCTCTCGAAACACAAAATCTGGAAGAACGCATTGAATCACTGGTGGCCAAAGTCAATTTTGAAGGCAACTTAAGCATCCCATTTTTCATAGAACTGGCGGCATCAATTGGCTTTGACGTCACCATCACTGAATTCGATGTGTATACCTTTGAATCCAACGTTGAAGCGCCGTTCACTGATATTGAGTGGCGCTACGTCTGGCAGGTTAACGCGCCAGAAGAAACGGTTACCTATAAATCGGTTGAAAGCGACGTAGAAACTGCATTTGCCAGCTGGGGTAATGACCTTTTTGAATGCACTTTCCAGCGTACTAAACCAGGTCATACCCGAGTTTTATTCACTTATGGAGGTCAATAAACGTGGATCCACGTAAATACAAATCAGGTGCTGTAGAAACACCACCAGAACCCCTAGAAAGTCCATCTGAGGGCTATCCTTCACCCGGTAATCCAGCGTCAGGTATACCTGCCACAGTTCCAGGTGCATATCATATGTACGCTATAACTGAGGAAATGCGTAATGTCATTGTTCAGGCTGGACTGACACCAGATTATGAAGATCTGACCCAGTTTTCGCAGGCCATTCAAACATTGGTCGCTCCTAAAGCTTCTCAAGCAGAAGTAGACGCTGGAACAATTGATACAAAGTTTGTCACACCGCAAAAACTTCGATTTGGCTTTTCATCTTTATTCTCAACTAACGGATATGTTGCATTTCCATCTTGGTTGGGCGGGTTCATTATTCAGTGGGGCTATGTAACAGGTGTTACTACAACCGGAACTCCATATAATTTTCCAATGGCTTTCACAACTGCTTGCTATGGGGTTTTTGTTCAGGACCAAGGTTCATCGGCAGCGGCCAACGTCTCATATCACGCAGTGGATGGTATAGGTTTATCTTCAGTGGATATCGTGGCTAATAATAGTAGCGGTGGCAGCGCGTTCTTTCTGGCAGTTGGTAAATAAAGGAATAGTTATGCGGAAAATTACATTAAACGAGAACGGTACCATTGAGCATTTATGGCCATTCAACGCCCCTGAATCTGCTGTTGAAGTGCCGGACAACGTTGCTGTTGATCTTCTTAATAATCGCAATAGTAAGGCGCTCATCGAGGGTGAGGTGGTTGAGTTTACGCCAGCATTTAATTTTACCAACGCATTTGAGATTAAGTTGAGTGAGGTAGTTGCAGCTTATAAGACAGCTATGATGCCCATTAAAGCGAATTATACTGACGAAGATATTGCCAGCTTTCCAACGCAAGAATCGGAGGCAAAAGCTTGGAATGCTGATAATAATGCTGAAACAGAGCTGCTTGATTATATGCTGGCTAATCGCCCCAGTATCGATAAACCAACACTGGTAACTCGCATTCTCGCAAACGCAGTTATTTACAAACAGATTGCTGGTCCTGCTATTGGCAAAAAACAGCATTTTGAAGACCTTCTTTATGCATTACTTGAACAGCATGAAGATGCAGAACAGCCTGATGTTGCTCAATCAGATTTTGATGCCATTGTCGTGGACTTCATCTGATGAATCCTGTGCAAAAAGTCAGATGGGAAGAGCTTACCGAAGAGCAGCAAAAAGCCTATGGCAATGGCTGTGGCCCCAAGTGGGCGCCGGTTTGGGCTAAAAAGCTTTTATTCGGATGGTTCTTCTCTGCCAGTTGTAAACGCCATGATTTTGCCTATGCACGGGGCGGTGATGAACTCGACCGCTATGAAGCTGATCAGGGTTTCAAGGACGCCATGCTCGATGATGTGAAACGATTATCCTGGTATCTGCAACCAATGGCCTACACCGAAGCCTGGTCGTTTTATGCCATCGTCCGCACCTTCGGAAGCACCTCATTTGACTATGGTGAATACAAAACTCTTCGGGAAATCCTCCAATGACCCAGCAACAAACCGACACCATAAAACTATCTCACGATATCCATTTCTACTGTCAGCAACTTGAAAAGACCGAACTGGACGTTGAGCAAAAGAAGCTATTAAAGACAATTGATGGTTTAGCTTTCCATATTTTCACTAGTCCAAAAATCATACTGGAGCCGACTGATGGAAAATAA